GTATCTACCACCATAGTCTGAGCAGAGTCTACAGTAGTGGCTACGATTTCCTGTGCGCCATCTACAGCGCCGTTAAATGTGCTACAGCCACCTAAGGCCAGTAGAGTTATAGCTGATAAAATTTTCATTTGTTGCTCCATTGTTAATAAGTTTGAATTTTGCACGCTACGCATCAATCAACGCTTTTAACGCGTCAGTGTCAGCGCAATCGTCAACAGGATTAGTCAGGTCACGCAGTCTCTGCTTCTCTGCCACAATAGCTGTAGTGTCCTCGCCAGACTCTAATGCCCTTTGGAACGCAACGTCTTGCGCTTCAAGTAATGGCTTGCGAGTCTTGCGTATCTTGTCTTTGGTAATTTGCTTTGCTTTATCTAAGTTGACAGTGATCATTCTAATTCTTCCCCTTCCTCATAATTTCTCTCTAATGGCTGTTCAGCCCAAGGAACATCATTGTCACTTCCATTTCCAAAATCAGCACCTACACCAGAATCACATATTGCAGGGTCAATTTCCCAAGCATCTCTAAATGTGCGATCAGTAGGTACTTCAGAATCCTCTACAATCTTGTAGGGTACATTCGGGTCAATATCCTTCTGTGCTATCTGCTCAATCGTCAGGCCGCACTTAGTACTAGGCGACATAACAGCCACACCTACATTCACACCATTTTCAATTATTGGAAATAGTATCTTCATTATCTGACCACCGTTACGTTCATCTGATCTTTATCTATGAAATTACTATCAACATCTTCAACGCTAATGTAGAACTGTGAAGTGCTTGCAGAATAAATATTTGCGGCGGCTACTTGACTTGTGTAGCCACTCGTTCCAGCAGTTATTTGCACTGAATAATAGGAATTAGGCATAGTGTTTGTAAAATTAAGTCTTGATCTACCTGTTGCTATATCTGTGATGCTACTAAACCCTTCGTCATCGCGGAACGAATGAGTTCCTGTCATCTCAAAGCGACCCCACGCTCTGACCATATAAGCATCTTGGACAGAGCCGTACCCACAATCAAACCTTGACTGGCTTGCTATTGTCGCATGATGTGTTGCGGCATTTGTAGACCCATAAAAGAACGAAGAACCGCCATTAGCGCCAATGGTAAGATTAGAAGTTACTCCCGGCCCATTCTGCAAAAAAGAGGCGGTGGAAGAACCAAATCTTAATCTACCACTAGACGCAGTTGTTTGCGCGCCATTAATGCTACATTTAAGACCTGAAAAGGAGCTTCCATTGTAATAATACTTCAACTCAGCATCTTCCGCTGTACTCTGAAACACTCCATTACCAGATGCTATTCCTTGGGAACTAGCTAAATTATTAGAATCAAGCAATTCGGTAGCCGCGCCAGTCTGATATCCAGTAATAACGTTTTGTGTCACCGGAGTTACCGCTGTGTGGCTACTGTATCCACCTACGTCAGCTACTGTATTAACGCGAACAGAGTAGGTGGAACTGGTTGTGGTTAGAACCTGTAGGTACTTTGTCCCGTAGGTAAGATCACTTGTTTGCTCTAAAACACGAACAGCAGTGATTCTATTCGCATGACCTCCAGAGTTTATAACAGTGAATTCAGAATCTGCATAACTACGCAACCAATCAATTCTTATAAAAGAGTGATCGCCTGAATCAGAATCTGAAACAATAACTTCACCATGGTGTCTGCCACTGACGTTTGATGCGACAGTTACCCAACCAGCACCTGCTGTGCCTGCCGCAGAACCTGTCCTTCTGTAAAGCTGAATAGCCTCAACACCATCAACTGTATCTGCATCTAGGCCAGATCCTGAGCCGTCTACTGTCTTGATTGCTGTAAGTATCTGCGCGGCAGTTTGATCTGCTGTTGCACCTGCTTCTATGCCATCTAGCTTAGTTCCATCAGTGGCAAGATCACGACCATCAGCCGTTCCTGACAGTTCTATATTTCCTGTGACGCTTACACCTGTTGATGTTGTAGCTACCTTAGCTGAATTATTATGGTATAAAGTTACAGCGCCATCTTTTTGGCAAAGAACAGCGTTTTCGTTATCATTCATCAATTTAAGTTGCGGGCCACCTTTTATAAACAAGCTACCGCCAGCAACATCTTCAATAAATGAATGTGAACCACTGTGATAAATTTCTAGATTCGGCTCGTCACCAAGTTTAATTTTTGCCGCGTCAGGAAGCGTAATGCTATCCCCCGTAGACACTTCTAAATCCGTTCCACCGGTAGTGTTACCTAACGCTAAAGTTTGCGCTAAAGTTTCATTGCCGCCCGAACCACCTGTGCTTGTAATAGTGAAGTTAGGATATGTGCCAGATATAGTCGTAGTACCAGCGCCTGTTAGTGCGACAGTTTGATCAGGTGCTGTGTTTGCAAACTCAGTACCAGTTAAAGAAAGACCAGAACCTGCGGTGTAAGTAGTTCCCGCGCCAGTTATTGTGAAGCTTGGGTACGTTCCTGATATTGTGGTTGTTCCAGCGCCTGTTAAAGAGACAGTCTGATCAGGTGCGCTATTAGATATCTCTCCACCCGCGGACAGGCCTATCCCTGTACCTGCGGATAAATCAGATAGCTCTAACTTGTCTGTATTAAGGTTGGTAAAATTTGAATCAACCTCATTATTTGTCAGGGGCGATCCTTTGCCCGATCTTGTAGTAATCGTAGACATTGGTAGCCCCTTCTAAACTAGGATGCAGTTAAAGTAATAGTCCAGGTAACTGACATGGTATCGTCAGCTTCCTTGTTTACGACTGAGAACACTGTTCGGCAGAGCATAGTTCCGCTTGACGCGGCATTAAATATGCCAGCCTCTGTAACAGCACCAGTGCCTTCGCCAGCCTCAAAAGACGAAACGTAGGTAATGGTATTGCTTGACGCTGTACTGCTGTCTAATGCCTCTCTAGAGCCTAGAATCGATACTAGATCAGTCTGCCCTGCGGCTGCGGCAGTTGTTCCCGACCCTAGAGCCATGTGCGACATTACAGAATCAGAAGTCCCGGCCATGCGCGAACAAATGAATGTTAACCCAGCGGTTACGATAAGGTTGTTGATTTCGCGCTTCTCTTTCACATTGCCATTCTTGTCTTTTAGGACCAGGGCAACATCACCGCGCAGCTTTAAGTTTTCCTTTAACATGTATCACCTCTAAAAAGATCGGCTGTAGCCGACATAATCTTCTAAAAAATACCCAAACTCAGCATAACCTTGGCCGCGCAGGGAACCAGAATCCGTTGATGCGATTGTATCACTTTTTGACTTGACCTGCTCCCTAACTGGACTGTCAGACAGCGCAGCAAGTTCAGTGCGAACTTTAACAAAAGACATCTCCTGATCATCCTGGGCTGTCGCTTCACCATCCAGGTCATCAGTAGCGAATAACCCTTCAGTTATGAACTTGTGAAAATCCATACGGCGATCATCTGACCATTCCGCCTGGTCACTCAATATCTTCTGCCTGAGAATATCAATTGACTCAGAAACGCTTGCGGCATCAGACAAGCCTTTAGATATTGCAGTATGTATTTGATCGTCTAATACAGCACTATCACCCAGAATTTTTGCATAAGCCAGGCTAACTTGTTCTGATAATTGGGCCTGGTCCTGCTTTGCTAGTCCAACAATAAAGCTGGCTAAATCAGATGCGGATGGAGACTCGGTAAAAGCGCGAATAAATAACCTAGCAATCACTAATTGGTCTGTAAATCCTACACTTTCAGCAAATGATTTACCGGGACCCTTAGAGGGCGTATCGTTTACGCCTGACTGGTCAGTTAGTGACTTTAATGCCTGTAATGCAAGCGCATCTGTAATCTGAGGAAGTTCAGTTAAACCTTTGCCTACTTCTTGGCTTTGTATGTCACCAAGGGCAATGCTATCTTGCGGATTCTTACCATGACCTTTCACAGGTGATTCTGAAACTAATCCGCCATCTTGTTTCGGCTTGTTTACATTCTTTGGGATTCGCTCAGTTAATGAAACATCATCAGTCTTTGGCTTTGATATTGAACTGCTGTAAACGTCATTGCCTAAAGCTTGATCGCTAATGTTTTTGCCAAATGCCCTGGCTACAACTTCAGCCAACCCAACAGCTTCTGTAAACTCTCTAGCCAGGATTCGTACTGATATAAATATAACGGCTGCTTTAGCATAGTTATACGATATTTCTGATTTTGCTCTGCGTTCCTCAATTTTAGCGATTGCGTTATTTAACTCGATCTTAGCCTTTGCTCGTCTTTCAGCAATTTCTGCAATAGCATTATGAAGAATTACAGATAGTTTTATCATGCAAAGTCAGCGCGAATATAAAACTCTATAATCTCAAATACGGTTTCAACGGTATTGTCACTGAAGGTTATTTCTATTTCTCCTTCATAATATCCCTCTGTACGATCTAGCTGCCCAGCCTCAAACTGAAATATAGCGATACCATTCTGAAGGTTGGTTCCTGAGTTACCAGCGGTTACCGTAAACAAAGTTGAGGTAGAGCCTTTTTCTCTAACCTTTAACCTTACAGTGCCGCCAGTGCAATCAATGGCACTTCCGTCATTTGCCCTGGTTAGGGTTGCCTGTATAGATACACCTGTATCATCTTTAACTAGTTGATAAATCATTTTCTACTCCGGCTTAGTCGGCCATATTATATCACTGAGATCGGTTGCATCCGAATTATTAGCAGGTACGTTTCGCAATGCTTGCCTGTATGTTGCCCACTCTGCTTTTTTGGAATCTGTTAGTTGATTATCTGGAACTTGAGTCCAATCGCATTCAGATAATTTATAAAACCTTTCTGTGCGTATTCCTAGCCACAGCCTACCTGAGTTTAATTGCCATGATTCATCAATCCAATCATGGAAAACAGAAGGCTTATCTTCTCTAGTTTGCCAACCATCTCTCCAATACCATGTTTCTACAACCTCGCGGTCAACAGATTCATGGCTTATATGTCTTGCGGTATGTTCATTGTAAACCTGACCATCAATGTACATATCATCAACAGCGGGACTTATTGTGTATGCAACCTCGCCATTCTGTGCAACCATAGCTACTTTTATCATGCGAATTTTCCCACCAAATTAGTTTTTACTTGATCTGAAGTACTTGAACCTGACCCGCCTACTATAGCCGCGTATGTAACTACAGCCTTAATTTCATCAGTGACGTAATCAAATTGTTGCATATAAGCAGATACAGCAACCGTTCCGGGATATTGGTTGCTTGGGTGGTAAGCAACCCACCCACTTCCATTCATAAGACGAAAACATCCAGATATTGAAGTAGGCGAATAAACTGCTTGTGACCCTGCTGTCGTATTATCTGATGCTACAAACAAGCATTTAAAATTTTCATTATTACTGCTGAACGCTTCATCACCGTTAGACTTGTAAACCTTTAATCCATATCCAGTGTTAGGTGATGATGGCATCTCAAAAGACCTAAGGCAGATTTTCCAATCAAATGATCTGGTGAAGTTACTACCCAGTGGAGTAGTGATATAAAACCCATTGGCATCTGTTTGCAACCAATAAGTGTTAAACCCGCCTGATTCAGTTTCTAGGCTTGGCTTTGCAAATAAAGCCCATGTTGATGGAAGATTTGTAGGCCAATTCACTCTATTTGCCACGTTTCCAAGACTAGAATAATAACTCGTAGTTCCAGTCCCGCTGGCCAATACAGCAAGATTGTCGTATGTGCCATCTATCTGCGTAAATCCGCTTTGATTCACAGCCAAAAACCCATAACTCATATTCTAAATACCTGTATATAGTACGGCCTGCTGTTAAAAGAGTCGATATTTTCAACAGTCAAGGTATTTGTGCTTATTGAAACGTCAAGACTAAAATTTACTAAACCTTGTTCGTTAACGCCCCAAGTCCCATCAGTGCTTAACCCTGAGACTGTTATGTTGGCTGTAGCACCTGCCGCTAAATTTCCAGAATAGTTAGCTACATAACGAAACTCTCTGTCATTTGTGTCTAGCCTGACATTGCCGTTTGCGTCATATACCTTCAGCCCATAAGCCATTACAGATTGCCTAGTTTGACGCGCAATGTTGACCCGTCATATATCTTAATAACATCAGAGGCTATTTCCATTCTTGAACCGCTTGCGGCAGATTTAATATTTATCCCCGCGCTTGCAGTTCCTGATATATTTACATTAGATACATCAATAGTTCCTGTCTTTAACAAGCCGCCATTTATGGTAGTAATTTCAGTGCTAGAGGCATTTGCCAGTTCAGAGTTTAGATTTGTAAACGTCACCAAACCGTCAAACTGAGTAGACGCAAATGGAGTAGAAAACGTGATTGTCTGTGTGCCGCCAAATGTGGCTTCTGTAATCGTAAAACTACTTGCCCAGAATTTGCCATCTGCGCCATTGATGGTTGGTGGGTTCTTTTGCCAGTTTGTAGTCAGCCCACTAAATGACGCGGTATTGTAGTTGTACGAAGTTGCAGTTGGAGTGCCGGGTGCGTTCGCACTAGAAACAGTGTAATAGACATATCCATTGTCTGCCCTTGGCGGTGAAGCAGGAGCATTAGTTGTGGCGCTAACTATCGCTGTAAACGCTGACTTGTTGCCGCTGTAATCTACTGACTTAATCTTATAGAAGTAATCTTCAGAATCGTCAAGAGAGCCATTCACAAACGATGAGGTAAGGCCATAACCTCCAGCTACACTAGCTATCGCAGTATATGTTCCACCTGTAGTATTTGACCTGTAAATCTCAGCGTTGGAAAAGTCTTTGTCCGATGGATTTGTCCAGGCAAGAGTTATCGATCCCTGGCCCCCAGTGGCTGAAGGGCTGCTTACCACTGCTGGAGCGGTTGTATCT